ATTGCGGGAAACTGATCCAGAGCTGTGGCTGTATGCTCGGGAGCGATATGAGGCTGGGCCTGGCAACCTGCGCTCTATGTATCCGGCAACAGGTGGACGAAGAGCAAAGCCGGGCGTTAAAGATCAAGACGGCGTTGGCGGCCATAGAGAAGCCGGATCACGAAACGCCGTATCAATCGCCGTGGCCAATATGCGGATGAAACGATCATGCGCTCTGCCCTTTGGAGGCATCGTATGACGGTTTACTTTTATACTATCCTATCCTAAGCGAAGGGAGGGCCTGTCTATGCGGAGCGCCTAAAAAGCGCAAAGGACTAAAGGTTTGGTGCCGTACTGCCTATAGTGGCTGAGTAACGGCAGTGTTTAAGAGGTAGCCGGGGGAGGGAGTTCTCTCCCGGCAATTTTAAGGAGGATTGAATGGATAATCTAAAACCATGTCCGTTTTGTGGTGGTGAAGCTGACGAGTATGCCGAAGATGGATATTTGCAAATTGAATGTCGGAAATGTGGTGCGAGATCAAGAAAAGATAGCGACATGGATGCAATTGAAGCGTGGAATCGGCGGGCAAAATAATCCCAAGGAGATAATATGCAAGAAGAACATAGAGACGGTTTGGTAAGTAAGCCTGAAGAATATACTCCACAAAAGATGCATTTAAGCATTGAAGATTCTATGGTGAAACAGATAAAAGTTTTTCGGGAAAACAGCGAGGCGCATAAAGAAGCCCTCAAATCATATAGTCAAATGACGGTGAATCAGAAAAGAAGAATGAGAAGGCGATTGGCAAAGAGAAAATGAAGGCGTTTATGGGGAAGTGATGGTTCGCCAGATACCAGTTTTTAATTTAATGCTGTTCGATTCGGCGTTTCCTCCTATGGAAGAATCAATTTGTGTTTATTGTGGTAAACCGGGAATGTGCCTACATAAGGTCTCATGGGATGATGGGGTAGAGGGAATAACGAAATGGGAAGATCATGAATTGTGTTGTGTATGCGGGAAACCCACCATTGGAAAATTATCAGGGATAGGTTATGTGTGTAGTGAATGTGTTGACGCCTTCCCCAAAGGAGAATGAGAGATGAATGAGAAGCCCATAACAACGTTGGGGCCGTGGAGTTATTACAATCCTATAGATATGGCAGCAGATGAACAAAGTTTCAGTGTAAATAAGGAGGTAAAGTGGATGAATGAGATAGACAAGAAGATAGAAGTAGCGGAGAAAAAATCTAATGAATTGTGGCACATCATAGCTCATTATGATTTGGACGAAGATGATGCTATTGATGTAATGAAAGAGACAGCAAGACAGGCTATATGCGTAATTGATAGGCTCATCGACCAACTCAAGGAATGCAGGGAAGAAAAGAACAAACATAACTATCTATTTAGTGATATTGATGAGGCGTTAGTAATACAGCGCACCAAGGAAACGTGCTTCAAGGCGGGATGGGCATGGATACAAAATGATTTTGGAGAGCAGTTTGGATATGATCCCACTGACGATACGGATAAAGAGGATTTTAAACAAGCCCTCTATGAGGCAAAGATAGACAATAACCAGCGAAAATGATACATTTATGAGGAGATTCATTTAATGGCAAACGATAGACTATATATCAAATGTAAAGTATGCGCAGAAAGAATCATGATTGGGAAATGGTGGGGGGATTACATAGATATGTGGAATATGGATAAAATAGATAGGTATTTGTCTGAACATCTGCTCCTGCACGGAGGGGTAGAAGGTAATGCATTAACAAAGGGGAAAGATTTGCCTATTGTTTTCGAGACAGAACAAGACGAGTAATACATTCTAGCAAATAAACACGTACCTGGGAGGGGAACGTTATCACAGAAACGAAGAAACGGCCTGGCAGAAAGCCCATAAAGGACACCGTTGATCGAGAGAAAGCGGCGCAGGCTTACGTCATGAGCCGTGTTGAAAAGCTGACATATCAAACCATCTATCCTAAAATATATCCACACGGAAAAGCAAAGACACCGCGATCAAGAATCTCGGCCATCTGGCGATTGATCCATTATTATGAGCAGAACTGCTTAGAGGATACGCAGTATCAGCTCCGAAAGGCCGGGCTTGATAAGTTTTATATTTCCAGGAAGTTGCGCGAACTCACCGAAGCCAAGACCTCGAGGTCCGTACTCGTTACAGAGGTTGTCACAGACAACGAGGGGAAGCCGCACAAACTGGACGTGCATTCGCTCATGGACTTCGAGGACAACACCACGCAACTGAGAGCCACAGAAACAGTATCCGGGATGTTAGGGATGACCGAGCAGGTAGCCGGTGAGGATATGATGATTCTATATATTCATCTACCGAAAGGGAGATTCAAAAAGAATGCCCGTGGCTGAAGTGATCCGAACAGGTAAAGATTACATTCCGCTGCCGACGATGACATACTTTCACAAATCGATTGCGCCGATCCGCGCTATTGTAGGGCCGGTTGGATCGGGCAAGACGTCCGCTGGAGTGATCGAGATCGAGCATCTAAGTGCTATGATGTTCGATGAGCTGGGAATCAAACATACGAAATGGGGTGTAATTAGAAATACCTATCGGGAGTTGATGGACACCTGTTACCAGACGATCCTTGCATGGATTCCCGGCGGCAAATGGGTTGACAAAACATCGACTTATACATATCGAGTCGGTGACCGCATAGTTGAACTGCTGCTCCGATCATGCGATAGACCGGATCAGATCAAGCAATTCAAATCCTTAGAGTTGACCGGGTACTGGATCGATGAAAGTATCGAAATTGCCGAAGAGATTAAGCTGATGATCCGTAACCGGATCGGGCGCTATCCGGCAAAAGAAGAATTGGTCCGCTTAGGATTATCAGAGGCAGAAATAGACGAAATACGATTCGGCATCGAGACCTCAAACCCTCCTGATGTAGAAGACCCGATGTATTGGAAATTCCGCTGGATGACATCTCCTCCTGGAATAGCAGGACCGATAACACCGGACGGGCCGATACCCGATAAACAACCGCTTCAAGGTTATGAGGGATTCTGGCAGCCGCCATATGAAAACGAGAAGAACCTCCGACGGAGTTACTATAAAGACCTGGCCGTAGACTACGCAGCAAATCCCGACTGGCTGGATATGTATATCAAAGGCAAGCCCGGAATCATCATTCAGGGGAAGCCGGTCTATAACAACTTCAGACGTGAATACCATGTCGCTAAAGAGCCTATCGTATGGTCAGGCGGACCGCTGTATATGGGTTGGGACAATACCGGTGTTACTCCCGCAGCAGTCCTGCTGCAGATCCCGTCTGCGATGAGACTACAACAGCTCCGCGAATACTATACTGATCGGATGGGGATCGTTGACTTTACGCGGTCTGTTATTCAGAAAATCAATCAAGACTTTCCTGGAGCTCAAATCCATCACTGGGCCGATCCCGCAGGGGAAAATAGCATATCAAGAAAGGAAGGAGGCTTGACATCCAACGCACAATTAATGCGTGATGAAGGGGTAAATGTAAGACCGAGCGAGAATGGACTGAGAGCACGGATCGAGTCCGTGGAGCAGCAACTTGCACGGATAGACGGGTATTTATGCGATCCGTCCTGCACGCGAACGATAAATGGATTCTTAGGGGGTTATTGCTACCCTGAGAACCGGAGCATCATGGGTGAGTTCCTGCCGAACATCATTAAGAACCGATTCTCTCACCCTCACGATGCCTTACAGTATGTGACGGTCCGCCTTGTAAAACCGGCTGAGATTCGAGAGGACATCCCGAAGGAGCAGATAAAAGGCTCACGATGGCAAGGACGGAAACGCGACGAGGCGCAATCGGACTATGATCCGCTGACGCATGGCCTTGGTAAAAACTTATTGAGGAGACGGCGATGGCGATAAACACGGTTCGATTGGTAGAAGATCGGATGAAGATTCAATCCGACTTAGAAACGCGGCGGATCCAGTGGGAGGGCGAATGGGAGGATGTTGCCTCCCTGGTACATCCCAGGCGGCAGTTTATGACCCAGGAGATCCAGGCAGGTTTAAGGGTAGGTGAACAGATATACGACGGGACGCCTACAAGCGCCTTACGGATATGGGCAACCGGGATGCAGGGGCATATGCTGGGGCCTCAAATGGAATGGTTCGAGCTCAGACTATCGAACCGCGAGCTAAACGAGATCCGCGAGGTCAAGATATATCTCCGGCAGTGCGCCGAGGAGATGTATCACTCTTTCAGGCGGTCTAACTTCTATGATTCGATAGCTGAGATGTTACTGGACGCCGGGAGCGTTGGCACCTCTACGATCTACTTTGACGAGCTGGTCAAAGAGAAAACGCTGAACTATTCGACACGCCATCCGGTCGAGATTTACCTGGCAGAGAACAGTAAGGGCAAGGTGGATACGATCCACAGGAAGTTCAAACTGGAAGGACGGCAGCTCGAACAGGAGTACGGGAAGGATGCGATACCCGAAGACACTATGCGCGAGATCAAACAGAACCCACTGGACAAGTATACCGTCATTCATTGCGTCTGGCCGAACACGGACTACGTCGAGGGCTGGGATACGTCAGTCAGGATGCCCTGGCGCAGCATATCGATTCTGGAAGCCAAGAAGCACCTCCTGAAGCTGTCCGGTTATAAGGACTTCCCATATGCCTGTTATCGGGTGACCAAGAGCTCACAGGAAGAGTACGGCAGATCCCCGGCCATGGATGCGATTTATGACATCATTAAGCTGAACAATATGAATAAGACCGTTCTCGAAATGGGGCACATGGCCGTTGCGCCTCCTTGGAACGTACCCGAGGAACTGCGGGGCCAGGTCCGTTACCGGCCTAAAGGTTTCAACTACTATGAGGAAACCAACCGGATGATCCATCCTATCCACGCAGGGTCCCAATTCCCGATCACCTTAGAGCTTCTTCAGGACGTGAGGGCGCAAGTCAAAGAGGCATATCAAGTAGACTTCTTCATGATGATCAATCGGCAGGACAAACAGATGACGGCTACGGAGATCATCGAGAGAACCGGCGAGAAGGCCGCGATCCTTGGAACCTGGGTATCGAGACTGGCATCTGAATTGCTTGATCCTCTGGTCACCGGCGCATTCATGAAAGAGTTCAGGGCAAAGAGGCTGCCAGATATGCCGTGGGTATTACAGGATCTCGGAGCATCAATTGACATCGAATACCTGGGAACGCTGGCCCAGGCACAGAAGCGGTTGTTTGAATCGAGCGGGATCAAGAACAGTGTGGGCGTCGTGGTGCCGTTGATTGAGATCATGCCGAACATCGCTGATAACTTCGACTGGGACTTCATCGGCACGAAACTGGCCTCTTCCTACGGAATGCCGCCTGAAGGAATACTCCCTAAAAAGATGGTCATGGGAATCAGGCAGACGAGGCAGAAGCAGATAGAAGCACAGAAAGCCATGGAGCAGGCGGCGCTGATGGCTGATGCGGCTCCGAAGCTGGCAAAGGCTGCAGAGCCAGGATCACCCTTAGAGGAGGTCCAGGACGCGGTGAAGGGCGGCGGTGTTCCGGTGGGAGTATAAATGGGAGAACTGAAAACGTTATTTAGACAAGCAGAACAGCAGGATCGTGGGCTGTCGCAAGCATATAGATCGGTATTCTCAGGCGAGTTGGGATTGAAAGTATTGACGGATATCCTGATGGAGCTGGGATTCGCCGACATCCTGACAGCGCCGCTAGAGTCGGATACGATCTTGCAAGCAGCGGGGAAACGGATCTTGTCGAAGTTCGGCAACTGGCACCCGGACAGATTCCGGCAGATCATCGCAGCGATCATAAACGTTCCCCCGGTTGTATGGCCGGTGATGCCAAACAAGGTTATGGGAGAATATGGCGGGGCACAGGCTCCGAAGTCGCCAAGGGTCGTGAAGATAGGGAGAGCAAAAGATGCCAAAGATAGTGAGAGTGAGCGGGCGGGAAAGCCAAAAGGCGGTAGACGAAAGGCTGGCGCTGGCGGGACTGCCGCCAAGCAAAAAAGAAAAGCGAAAGGTGAAGAGACCGAAAGGCATAATGATCCCGGCTGAAATAAACGAAATAGAATTCCCATATCCTATGCCTGAGGAAGATAAGGAAGTCTATGATGGATTGGAAAATCAATTTAAACCAATCGAAGAAGTCGAAATTCCGGTAGTGATACAGGATCTTGATTTAGACACCTGGGAACGTTTTAGAGCACTGGCCTTATTGAAAGGTAAGAATGAAGGAAGATGGCTAACAGCTCTGATGAAAGAGCAGTTGGATAAAGTACAAAGCGCATTACAGGAGGAATAAATGCCTGATATAGACCCGACGATTGCAGTGGTAGAGACTCCCGCTACGGAGCCGGTGGTAGACGTAAAGCCAGCAGAGGGAGAGCCGACACCCGGCACAGCGGAACCCGCTAAACCGGAGTGGCATGGTACATGGAGAGGCCAGCTTCCCACGGATCTCCGAGAGCGTGAAGAGTTCAAAACGTTTAAGACTTACGGCGAGCTGGCTGCGGATTGGCTAAAGCGCAAAGAGTCAGAGGGCGATTACGTCAAGGTTCCAGGCGAGGAGGCCACGGACGAGGAATTGAATACCTTCAGGGAGAAGATGGGCGTTCCTTTAAAGATGGAGGAGTACAAGTTCGAGGAGCCGAAACTTCCGGAAGGCTTGCCGAAAGACGAGGGGATGTTGACAGCTTTCCAGAAGTTTGCCTTTGAGAACAACCTGAGCACGAATCATGCGAAGGGGCTTTACGCCTGGTATAACGAGTACAGGTCTACTCTTTGGAATCAGTATCAGGCACGGAGAAAGGAGCAAGCCGATAAGGCGGAGGCCGATATGCGACTGGCCTGGGGTTCGTCATACGATGAGAAGACTGCGCAGATAGATAGATTCATCGATGAACAAGGCAACGAGGATCTAGTGAAGGTATTCAACGAGAATGCTCTATATCGAAATCGAATCGTTATGGATTGGATCTACGGACTGTCCGGCAAGTTCCAGGAGGACAAGCTGGTACCCGGCGAACTTGTTGTGAAAGTGCCAGAGAAAAGCGCAGAGAGGCGGCTAGGCGAACCACCGAGAATAAAGTACGGTCCAGAATGGGATGCATACGTGGAGGAGACTACATGAATATAGCACGGTTTCGATGTATTGAGCCATGTGTTTTTATGGGATACCACTTCACTCCAAAGGCGAAACAGCGAATGGAGGGAAACCTTACGGTCAACGCCAAATTCATACCGCCGGAGCCGGAGGATGCGGAATACGAGCTTGACTTAGACGAGGTCGAAGAATTGGGATTGCAAATCCCGCCATACTTGATTAAAATAGAATAGAGGAGTCATATGATATTCAAAATAGAACCTACGACTAGCGGTATTTATACCAAAAGTCATTTAGAAAAGTATGTGCCAGAACTAGAAAAGCTTGGATTTAAAATAAATAAAAAAGGCTGGATAGAATTCAAAGAGATTACAATAGAAATCAATACAGTAAAGGAATTGATGGAACTAACTGAAAGATTTTCTAAATTGGGTGCGGAACTAATAATAATCTGGCCGGATACTATAGAAATATATAACGACTATCGAGAATAGAGGAGGGCAATATGCCAAAAGAGTTTACATTCAAAGGTCGAAAGGTCGAAGAGAAACCGAAAGAAGAGCCGAAACCGGTTGAAAAGCCGGGGGTAAAACCGGAAGAGAAAAAGCCGGAAGGCATACCTTTCAGCACGTGGAAGTATCCCAAGATGGATACTTACTACGAAAAGAAAGCCAAAGGAGAGCCGACCGGCGGACTAGACGTGAAGTCATGAACAAAGCGCCCGCATGTCAGCACAAGGCCGATCCGGCAACGATAGAGTTCGACCATCGTTATGGCCGGATAGCAAGGTGCGCTAAATGTGGGGCGAAGCTGTTGATCCGCAGGATGTTCGTGCCGAAAGCAAAAGAGTCGGGTAAAGGCAAGGTTCACATGAGTAAGAAAGTCCGAAGGTTTATACGGACGCAAAAGATAATCCCTGGTTCAGGGTAGAGATTCTATATTGAGGAGACTGAAATGGCACTAGTAGCAAAAGCAGAAGCGATAGCATTTCTGACGGCAATAGCCGCCACACCGGGGGATCTCCCGGCGAAAGAGTCAGGCGAATGCGCTGTGCTCCATGCGGCGCTTACAGGGGTCGGAGGCTTTTCAAGAAGCCAGGCGCTTGCCTTCGAGCGCATCATGAAGTGCTACAGCAGGGCGACCCAGAAGTACGTTTAATGTTCGAGGAGGAGCGGAGGGAGAGAATCAGATCGGCCTTACGGGAATACTTCGGTTGTCCGGATGACACATATGGAGTTGTATTCTGGCGCTATAAAGGGACCGATGTTGATTTCCTGTGTGGACCGAAACTGAGAGAAGCCGAGGAATTTGTGAATAATCTTTTGAGCCTCACGACAAAACCCCTTGACGTTAATGAGATTGAAGGTGTATTATAAATTATATTAGACAGGCTGTAGGTTTGTAACCTGCGAGACTGGTGCTGACGACCTGAGCGTTTGCGATGGAAGGCAGACACGGCCTAAATGGGAACGTGAAAGCCGAAAGCCTTAAACACTAAGTTTAAGGAGAACATCAGTGGCAACATTAACGCTTACAGGTGCGTTAACGCTGGTCCAACTAACCAAACAACTAGTCGGGGGAGAGCTCCAGGAGATCGCCGAAGTACTCTCAGAGTACCAGGAGATATTCCAGGACGCAGTCTTCCGCGAAGCGAACTCCAATACTCATCACATCCATGTACAACGACTCGCACTGCCGACAGGGGCATTCCGCAACGTCAACCAAGGGGTTGCAGCGGAAGCATCCCTGACCAAGCAGGTAACCGAGAACATCGGTATGCTGGAGGCAATCTCCAACATCGACGAGGCGTTGGTCGAGATGTCAGGGAATAAGACGGAGTTCCGCGCGGGAGAAGACGCAGCGTTCCTAGAGGGCATGTCGCAAACATTTGCGGATGCTTTCGTATACGGAAACGCGGTAGTCGATCCCGAAGAGATCAACGGTCTGACGACCAGGTACAATGCTTCAGCTCTGGCAAACGTATGGAAATGCGGCGGGACAACGACTACCACTTCACTTTGGGCGGTGCAGTGGGGCTTCAATAAGGTCTTCTTCGTATATCCTAAAGGACACAGGTCCGCAGGGGTAGAAAAAGAGGACATGGGCAGAAGGTATGTAAAAGACGCAGGCGGTACTAACGAGTACATCGCTTGGACTTCGCACTTCAAACTCAAACTCGGAATCGTAGTAAGGGACGACAGAAACATTCAACGACTGGTAAATATCCAAGCGGCGGGAGCGGCCAATATTTTCAACCCGGATATACTCGTACAGGCTTTAAACCATATGCCTCAGAGAGGAAAGGGAGCCGTCATATATGGCAACCAGACCCTTGTGAGTCAAATGGACATCGACGCTATGGATAAAGGCAACGTCCTATACTCACCGGGTGAGCCTTACGGTGACGAAGTCACGCGGTTCAGACGAAAACCGATCCGAATTTGTGAGGCTATCCTAGACACCGAAACGGAAATAGCGTAAGGAGGAGTGAAATGATTGACAATAACTTAATCTTCAGCCACGAACAGGCTGAAACGACTCAAACCGTTCACCCTTCCACAAATGACATCGATACCGGTGCCGCAAACTCCAATATCGGATGGGGCGAACCGCTGTTTCTGAATTTCGGAATACATACCCTTGTCGCCAGCGCAACCGGCACACTAACCGTAACGCTGGAAGATTCTGCCGCAGGAACGACTTTCATAATCATAGTCCAAAGTTTCCCATGGATCGCAGCCACGCTAGTAAAAGGTTTCCTCTGGACGGTAGGCATCCCACACTATCATTCGCGCTTCTTCAGAGTAGTATACACAATAGGGGTGGCTGTTCTTACCGCAGGGAAATGGAACTGCTGGCTAGGCAGAGAGCAGTACAGGAAACTGGCATAAGCCAGACGCACCAAGAAAACAAGCCGGGGTCGAAAGGCCCTGGCTTTTTAAAACCAAGAGGAGAGAAAAGGAATGGCTACAAGAAAGACCAAAACCGAGAAGACCCAGGAAGCGCAACCGGCGCCAGCCGCGCAGAAAGCGCCAGCCGCGCAGAAAGCGCCAGCCGTGGGTCACTATCTCTGTATTCAAAAATGTTTTTTCAACGGCACGCTCTACAAAGATGGAAAGTTCTACGATATATATGAAACAGAAGCCTTACCAGAACATTTCCAGAAAGTTGATCGGATCAAAAGAGTCGGGAAGATAACCTTGAAGCCGACGATGGCTCTCAGGGGCGGCGGAGCATATATCCGTACAGAGGACAGCGTCCCATCAGTCCGAGATCCACACGGCGGGCCTTTTAACGTTCCAATCGAATAAAGGAGGGTCCAAGTGGCCTCTTTTACGTCCATCGATATATGCAATCTGGCGCTGACGGCGCTCGGAGAGGAGCGGATCGTCGCCCTGACCGACAACACCGCCCAGGCCCAGGCTTGCAAAGCGTTCTACGATCATGCGGTCGAAGAAGTATTGAGAGTCGCCAAGTGGGCGTCCATCCTATCAAGGGCGGAACTGGCGCAGCTCGCCGATGCTCCGCTGATGGGCTGGGGTTATCAGTATCAACTCCCGAACAATTGTCTGAGAGTATGGGAGCTGCAGGACTCCGGAGGCAATAAAGGACATCCGTGGATAAAAGAAGGCAAGCGCCTGCTTACGGACATGGACGAAGCGTTTATCGTCTATGCCTCCAACGCTGTGGATACCAGCCAGTACGACAGCCTCTTACGGTCGACAATAGCCTACAGGCTGGCCTATCACCTGGCCTACTCGCTCACGCAATCCCGCGAGATCCAAGCGCAGCAGTGGCAGCAGTTCGTTGTATTGATGCATGAAGCAAGAGCGGCGAACGCAGCCGAAGGCTTACCGGAAGCAGACATGGACGAAGTTCCAGAATCGAAGTCATGGACAGCAAGATAAGTGAGATACGCACCGGTTTTTACAAACTTCATCTCAGGTGAATTCAGCCCGAAACTATACGGCAGGGTGGACCTGCCTTCTTTTTTTAACTCCTGCCGGACACTTCAAAACTATCTCATCATGAAGCAAGGCGGTGTGATCCGCCGGCCAGGATTGAAATACATCACATCGACCAAGACGGACCAAAAAGCGAGCCTCATACCGTTCAAGAAAGACGCATCGAACGTCTATATGCTGGAGTTCACCAATCTCTTGATACGGGTTTATAAGAACGGCGCTATCGTCGGCGCACCCTATGAGATCGTGACCACGTACACCGAGGCGGAACTCTTTGATCTGCAATTCGACCAGGCCGAGAACGAGATGTGGTTGGTCCATCCGAGCCACAAACCGGCCAAACTTACCTGCACGTCGGATGCTGTATGGGTGTTAGATCCAGACCCGACGTTTACGGGTAGTTTCGTTTTCAACGCAGCCGGTGACTATCCGAGCTGTGTCTGTTTCTTCCAGGCCCGGCTGTGTTTTGCAGCATCCAATACCCACCCGACACATTTTTGGGCATCCAGGACTCCCACGGCGCTGGGTGTTACGCAGTATCAAGACTTTACAACCGGCACTGCGGCGGCAGACGCCATGAACTACATCATTCCTGGAGGCGACCGGGTACGCTGGCTTGCAGGGAAAGACTATATCCTGATCGGCACGGAAGCCTCCGAGTTCATCCTGACCGGCGGCGATGGTCCGCTGACCCCGACAACCGTATACCTTAAAAAGCAGGGCAGCATCGGATCTGCAAATATTCAGCCGGTTCAAATCGGATCGGCAGTCATGTTCGTCCAAAAGAACGGCAAGACCATGAGAGAGCTGCGATGGGAAGATGCGATGCAGTCCTACGCCGCGAATGACGTGACTATCATGAGCGATCATATTGCACAAAGCGGGATGATACAACTCGCGGTACAGAGAGACCCGTTCAACCTGGTGTGGGCCGTAACCGAAGAAGGACGAGCGGTAGCGATGACTTATGAGCGGGAACAGGACATGCTGGGCTGGGCGAATGCAATCGTGACAGACGGCATAGTCGAGTCCATCGGGATCATACCGAGCGCAACCGAGGACGTGATCTACCTTTCAGTTAAGAGGACGATAGGAGGGGCGACAAAGCGGTTCGTGGAATACTGCAAGCCGATTTACGGTGCATGGCTTGACGATCAAAAGGACGCTTTCTTTGTGGATAGTGGAGTAACCGACGACCGGGGCGCACCGACTACGATCTCCGGGGCTACCAAGACAAATCCAGTAGTAGTGACCGATACCGGACATCCTTATATCGCAGGCGACTTTGTCAAGATCGTGGGTGTCGTGGGGATGACAGAGTTGAATAACCGGGTGTTCAAAGTGGCAGCGCCAGGGGCGAACGACTTCCAGCTACAAGACGTGGACGGCAACAACGTCGATGGCACAGGATATACAACTTATGTCTCCGATGGGACCGCTGAAGAAGTGACGAAAACAGTAAGCGGCTTGACCCATCTACAAGGCGAAGTCGTTCAGATCTGCGCGGACGGGGGATCTCATCCGGACAGGACCGTGGCAGCCGGAGCGATTACCTTGGACGACTATTACAACACGGTTCACGTCGGGTTAGGATATATCTCAATTCTGTTGCCCATGAAAATGGAGAGCGGGGCACAGTTCGGATCTTCCCAGAGCTATATCAAGAAGATCGATCATGTAACGCTGAGGGTCTGGGAGACTCTGGGGGCCAAGGTCGGACCTACTTTGGATGATCTGATCGAACTCAATTTCAGGAAAGGTGACGCCGTGATGGATGCGCCGCCGCCTCTAATGACTGACGACATCGACATCACTTTCCCAGGGGGATACTCGAAAGGTGCAGATATATACGTTGTCCAGGATCTACCCCTTCCGCAAGCAATCCTGGCGGTGATAATCAGGCTGATGACCTATGAAGCGCCGTCTTGAGATCGTACCCTTTGAGGTAAAGCACCTGGAGGGCTATAAGTCGTTGACGGGGCCTGATGAGGTTGGAACGGCAAGGCTTGGTAAGGAACCGACAGAGGCGTATACGGCGCTGGACGAGAAAGGAAGGACGATCTTTTGCATGGGTAGGATCGAGGTGACGCCATGGTGCCAGGAAGTATGGTTTATAGCGACGGTGCATATAATCAGGTGGCCCAGGGAGGCCGTAGGGATCGCCAAGAAATACTTGAAAGAGTGCTGCCTGAGTCGGTCGCACCGGGTGCAGGCGGTTGTCTTAAAGGACTGGGAGAAAGGTAATCAGTTTATGCAGAAACTGGGATTCAGGCGGGAGGGCATATTGAAAGCGTTGGATGAGGAAAAGAGAGACTACAATTTGTATGCGAGGGTAAGATAATGGCAGCACTAGCAATCGCAATAGTAGGTACAATCGTAACGGTGGCAAAGGCCGGATATGAATACAGCCAGGCGCAGCAACAGAGAATGGCCGAAGAGGAAATGATCGAGGCGCATAAGAAGTATATCGGTGGAGCGAAGACCACGACCGAGGCTGAAGGGCAGACACAACTTACCCGAGCTGGCGAGGACATAGAGAAGGCTCGCGGGAACATCGAGGCCGGGCTGGCCGCAAGGGGAGTCGTCGGCGGGGCATCTGCAAGCGCGATCCACGCGGAAATCGAGAAGACAAAGCAGGAGTGGCAGGGCGACATCAAGGCCGAGACCGATAAAATCATGAAGGAACTCGACCTGGCCGAAGAAGACCTGGCGTATCAAGCGAATCTGTCCGACATCAACGCACGACTGGCAGGGACACGAGCTGTTTTCGGAGGGCTTGAAGGTATAGCGGGAAGTGTATTCGCTGGCCTGAACTATGACTACGCCCGACGCGGAATTACTCCGACTACGACAAGAACGAGACTTGGAAGTAGCGCCGAAGCCCTATTCAAATAAGGAGTCAGAATGGGAATCGAAATACCAGCCAATCCTAAACGCTACCAGCGACTCGGTCCTACCCTTCCGCGTCTTAATCTGCAACGGGCACGGGCGGACACAACCGGGGCCGAGATAGTGGGAGGCATAGCGGATCTAGGCAAGCTAGTCCTGGACCAGACAGTCAGGCTAGCGGATAAGATGGCGACGGCAGAGGCCACGACCAAGGCAAATCAGAGCTATCGAAACACCGTCTTAGAGTTTCAGCAGATGCAGTCCAACTTCGAGAAGGACTCTGATTACGACTCTTTCCAGGACCGATTCACACAGAGGACAGAAGAGATATACGCCAAGGGTCTGGAGGGTTTATCGCCGGAGGCGCAGCGAGAATATGACGAAATGTTTCAAAACGAGCGTGTGAAACAGTCAGTCACCGTAAGCAACTTAGTGACGAAAAAGAAGCTTGCGTATATGGGCGCATCCCTGGAGCGGGATCTGGCTATGGGCGTAGAGAGCATGAACATGGACTACGTGACGCAGCGGATAGCCAGCGCCAGGCAACAAGGAGTTTTAAACGCCGAGCAAGCCGAGCAAATATCGACAAAAGCGAAGTACCAAATCCACATGAAGCAGTTTATCCGGGATGCGCGATCCCTGGGCCTGGAGAATGGCGCTAAGTGGGCCGCGATACCGGCCAGGGAAGGAGAATACGAGATAGAACCAGGGGATCGGCAGAGAGTGTCTAATCTGTTGGAATGGGAATTCCGGGAATCGCAGGCAAAGAAAACCGATGCGCTTGAAAGAGCGACGGCGGCGGCCAACTCCAAAGCCGTGGACTATTTCAAAGTAGGAGCTTTGACCTTCGGCAAGATAGATCAACTATTCGACCCGGTGGCGATGGCGGATAGGAAACAATTCTGGACTCTTAAAGTAATGGACGATATTAAGGAGCGGCAAAAAGGAGAGAAAGAAGAATATGTAACCGATGAGGCAACGCTGGGCCGATTGATAAGGTCGATCCATGGAGAAGGAGACAGAAAATTTATCATGGCTCAGATCACCGCCGCGCTTGATAAGGGATTGGAGAAAGAGAAAAACGGAATCAGCATCGACGACTATACCAAGCTGATCAGCGCCCTTGACAAATACAAGCCGGAACCGTCAACCGGAAAGGTTGCGATGAAAGACTATGCCAGGGAAACGGCATTTTCGACCATAGAGAAAAATAAGGAGATGACTCAGACGGAAAAGTATCGCGCTATAAATGCGTTGAATAATTATGTCCTGGACATGGAAGCCAAAGGCCAGGTCGTGAAGGAGGAAACCCTTATTGAGTTCAGCAGAAACTTAACCAGGGGATTGACCGACGAAAAACTCAAAGTCCGGCTAAGAGAACAAGTCCTTCCGATCACCGGTCCGACAGAGTTGATACCAGAAACCGTACTGGCCGGAGAGAAAAGGGAGATGGCAGAGCAGAAAGCGCGGGCAGCAGAAATGTCACTGGAAGAGAAGAACACCAGGATCATGGCGATAGACGCATTCAAAAGGGAGACCATGCAGAACCCGGATCAGGAATGGTATATGCCCGAAAAGAAACTGTGGGCGTTCCGGTTGGGCGACGTCTGGTATTCTTATGACAAACAGAACAAGAAAATGTACACATTGAATATGAAAGACAAGAAACCGGAGTGGAAGTGAGTGACGTACTGGAGTTTTTGAAAGCACAACCACCTCCTCCGGTAGAAAAGAAAAAGTCTATCCTGGCTGGGGAAGGCCCTCCTCTTCAGGTAACGCAGCCGAAACCTTATGCTCAGGCGCAGGAGGAGGCAAAACAAGCCTTCGGACAGGCTGCGGAAGCAGAAAAGCCGTATGACTGGCGACCCGGAGAAACATCCAGACGACTGCCGGAAGGCGGCCAGGAGCTAAATCCCTGGACCGAAGACACCTTGATGCTGATTAGAGATCCCCAGGTAAGGGCGAGGATCGCAGAAGCAGAGAACCAGAAAGAGGAAGAGGCCAGGTTTAAGAACGCGGAAGTCTTATCTCTTCTTACCAATATCCCAGTGGCGGATCTATTAGGACGGGAGGATGAGCTGGCAAAGGTCTGGTTGGGTATGCCTGCCGATCAGAAAGTCTCACACACGACTTTATGGGAACGACTCGGCCTGCAGGTCCAGGCGGCGTATGGCACCACGATGCTTCTGCGACTATATTCACAAAAACTGGCGGGTGATGATTCGCCTGAACTTCAAGCGAGAATAGATAAAGCCGAAACCAATCTACCTACACAAGATCCCTTTAAGGGGGGATTTGTAGAGCAGGCAGTACGCGGAACCATCGACCAAGTCCTAGGAGTCTGGTATGAAGGCGCGGAAGGGGCCGGGTGGATGGGTCTGGGAATGGGCAGTCTTGGGGCCGTAGTAGGATTTATCGGCGGAGGAGTACCCGGCGCAGGCGCAGGATGGACGGCGGCGCTTCCTTACGGGGTAGCCCTAGGGCGACAGTTCGGTTTCATTAAATACATAGCGGCGTCAAACTATCGGTCCATCTTAAAGATGAAAGATCCTAGCACGGGGAAACCTATCGACCCGGCAATGGCGAGAGTCTTTTCCTGGACGATAGGAGCGGTAGAGGGAATCCTCGAGGATATTCAGTGGGAAGCACTATTCGGTGGTGGGGCCAAAGGAGTGGGGCTGTCAAAAGCAGTCGGCAACGGGCTGACCAAGCTCATGACCAATAAAGGGTTTCTGGCAACGGTAACCAAGTGGGCAGCCAGGGCGGCGGCGACGACGGTCGAGGAAGTGGCTGAAGAGGCTATTCAGGATGTGGCCACCCAGGCTCAAACGGCAGTTATGAAGGAAGTAAATAACTACCTGAAAGGCACGGAGTTCGAGCAAACCTCCCGCGAGGAACGATGGAAAAGCGTCTGGGATACGATCAAGGAAGCAACGCCTCAAATGACTTTACTTGGAATGCTTGGAGTAGGCGGAAGGATGGCGAAACAGTCTATCGCAGAGTCCCGCAAGGCTGCGACAGAGGAGGCGAAAAAAGCCGGGGTCAAAGACTATGCGGACCGTATGGCGCTGCTGGACCTGAAGAAAGCAGAGACAGAACCCTGGGGCAAATCCTTGATGGAGTTGACCGGGCTACCTATGGATGAAATAACCGACTTTATAAAAGACAAGCACGAAGCACAGGTGAAGGAGGCGGTCGAAGAGAACATGCCTGTCCCGATAGAAGTCTTGAAGAATTACGAAGGGGAGACCTGGGCGGATAAGAAGATCGAGCAATACCGGGAACGTACCACGAGTCCGATAGCACGGAACGCATCGACCGAGATCAAGCTGGAGCAAGTCCACGAGATGCAGGCTGAGAATACGCCTGTCCTGAATACCATAGCCAAACAGATAGATTCAGAGATCGGTTCAGTCTCCGAGTGGTTTCATAAAGACGATGAAGCGATCCGGGCTACTATGAGACCGATTGAACAGCAAGCGGATCTATCTGCTATCCGCACGGTCACGCCGACAATTCAGGCGGCGGGCCAGGCGATAAAGGCGATAACCGCAAACCCGGAAATTGCCCAGGTTCTACAAGTAGACTCTGTGAATATGCTGAACGCAAAAAGCACGGATTGGGGGGCCGCGCTGGTGGATGTCCGATTGCAGAATGGGCAGATCGTAAGGATAGAACTGATCCCCAAAGGCATGGAAGCAGGCAGGACGGCAAATAAACAACTCGCCGACAAATGGCGAGAGACTTCCGGAGAGTACAAGGAGGCGCACCGGGAGGAATATCTCAAGGATCTAGCGGAAAGCCGGGTGAGATACGACGAGGCGATCAAGAACCTTGGCATTCCCGAAAGAGTGGCGCAGAGACAGCTCGCCAGAGAAGGCCCGAAACCGGTCAGGGAAACAATCAAACTCCCTGATAATTGGATGACGGCAAAAGAGGAAACGGCGCAGGAGGTATTCAGGAAACGTGCCGCAGAAATAGCACCGGCAAGACGGGGAGAACGGAATCGAATCATAAGGCAATACGAAGCACAGTTGAAAGCTACTTTCCCGGCTTATACAGCAAAACAGATAAAATACGCCATGTTGATGATCAGGAAGGCAGCCGAGGCGATGGGCGTATCCCTTGACCAGTTCTTGAAAGCGTATATCGAGGGATTCAAGCCGGGGATTCAACATCTGAAGATGGTTGAAGTACAGGCGCTTTTCCAGACTGAAGATAAACAGCCGATGGGGCGGAAGGACGTACTAGCCTCCCCTGCTTTCAAGGAATGGTTCGGCAAGAGCGTGATCAAAGACAGCAAGGGGAATCCTTACCCGGTCTACCACGGGACAACGAAAGTTTTCCAGCAATTCAGAAAAGAGATGCAGGGGATAGCAACGGATGAAGGATGGTATGGGGCAGGATTTTATTTCACAGCAGATCCCGAGACAGCGGCCCAATATGCTAAAAAATGGGAATCTGGATCTCCTTTAAGTCGATACGTTATCAATTCAAATATTATCCCTGTCTATTTGAAAATGGAGAATCCGTTTGAAATAAAAAGACGATTCGGAGGGGAAACCGTTAATAAGTTAGTCGAATACGGGTTTGATGACGGGCCGCAAATATTCACCGAGAACTTAAAAAAGGCTGGATATGACGGGGTTTTGGTATTCGATATGGATAACACAATTGCTGAATACATCGTCTTCGAGCCTGAGCAGATCAAGAGCGTTTTCAACGTCGGCCAATTTTCACCTGCGACAGCAAACATCCTGTATTCAAAGGACATCGAGGACATAACTGATGAGGAATGGTCGCCTGAAATGCAGGAAATGACGGAGCAGGGTTTCACCGAAGAGGATATGAAAGACGTGGACCCGATGCACGCCGGGCCGTTCGATCCCGCTATCTGGACCCAGCAAGAATTACAGACTTTCTTACGGGGCCTAGGAGTGGCCGGATATGCAAAGAGAGGATACTCTCCCATCGTTATAGGTTACATCCGGGCTGCAATTGCTCGGCCTTTCCTCACCGATAAGCAGTACGAGGGAGCGATCAAGTACCTGAATTATGGACCCGATAAATATAAACTCGGTTATCTACTCGGCACCAACCAGGCGGATCCAGAAACTTTGCACGAGTTGGGTTTCATGAGCGATGAAAAATATGCAAAGTATACCGGAGAAGCGGAAGAGAAAGGGATCGTCCCGATCATCGAAAAAGGGATTGTACCGTCAGAGACCATAAAAGGCGCAGTTCAGTTCTTAGAAGGCGGGAAAGCTCTTGTTGCCGCTACTGAGGCGGCTGACTTCAGCACCTTTGTTCATGAAATGGGCCATGTGTTCAGGCGGCTATTACCGGACGGCGATCTAAAGATCATCGAGAAATGGGCAGGAGTAGAGGAAGGAATCTGGACAGAAGAATCTGAAGAGAAGTTCGCCAGGGGCTTAGAGCACTACTTATTGACCTCTGAGGCACCCTCAAAGAAACTGGTTCGGTTATTTAAGCAGTTCAAAGAGTGGTTATCCGATCTTGTCCGGGATATGGGGAAGGAATGGATGAACCCGGAGGTCCGCCACGTCTATGACCGGATATTCTTGACACCGAAAGAGCAAATACAGCAGAGGCTAAAGATCATCAAGGAAGAAATACAGTTCCCAGCCGAAGAGGGAATGCGGCGCGGGGAAACGATAAGTTCGGAAAAGATCGAGGCGGAGGCAAAGAAAGAAGAACCGCTTCACGGCGCATCAATACCTACTATCGAAGAGACGGAGAGAACACAACCGGAATCCGAGGAAGATCCTTATGAGGCCGCCGAAAAGTCTCAGGAACAGGGAGCAGAAAAGATTAAGGAAGCCGTTTCCTCCTACGAAGCCGTGAAAGATGTCTGGTTCGGCGAACAGGATACCAGGATATTAAAACATCAGGTACAGAAAGAACAATTGCAGCAACGTATCTTGGAAGTCCTGGGGTTGGATAAAAAGATTTTCCTGGCACGATGGTTCGATACTAAGGCTCCGAAAGTAGACGCCGCAATTCAATTGTATATCGACACGAAACGAGATCCGGGGGCAGTTCGGGAATATTGGGAATATCTGAAGGACGATGAGAAAGAGATCGTCACGATGAGTCAGAATCTCAGTCCTGAATTGAAAGCGATTGCGGATACCATCGAGGCTTCATATAAAGAGATCGGCGAAAGGGCGCTTGACTTCGATGTGATCAATAACGTCTTAGAGAACTACGCAGCCCGGATATGGGACATGAAAGGAGAGGAACTGGCACCGATCCTTCGCAAGTTCGGGACGAAGACCCATCATGCAAAGCATCGGGTTTTTACTACGATCATCGAGGCATGGGGGAAACCACGGAAAGAGGAATGGGGCACAGAGTATAGATTGAAGATCAAAGGGGCGACTGCGAACCTTCAGATTCTACAGGATGAAATAACTCGAACCATCGAGAATAAAAGGTTCCTGAAAAGCCTATTGCAGATCAGGACCGCAGACGGCGAGGCGGTTGTCACGACATTCAGGCGTGAAGACTATAAGATGGTCGAGCATCCCAATTTCCGGGTCTGGAAATGGGCCGGGAAAGTTACGTTTGAAGAGACAACAAGCTATATCAAGAAATTGTGGCGTGAGACACAGCGCACCGTTACCCATAAGACAGAGGCTAACCAGCAGAGACGCGCAGTGGGAGCCTTAGAAAAACTGGTAAAACAAACCCTGATGCTCAGAGGGATGACGGAAGGTGAAGCGGATAATGCGATCAATATTATAAGAAACACGAAAACGACTGAAGGGATCGAAACCACTACCGAAAGCATTCTTGAGAAAACAACGACGGAAGCTGTAAAGCGCGGGATAATCAAGACGGTCGAAGGTAGAAACTTTTTCATCACCGAAGACGGGGATGTTATGGAGAAGCGAGAAGTCTACGCTCAAAAAGAGATCGCAAAGAATTTAAATAATATACTCGGACGAAGTAAGATCATAGGAACCTTGGGAGGTCTTACAGATATTATAACTAAATTCAATGCGGTATTAAAAGCCTGGATTTTGCAGACATCTTTCTTTCATCACCTGGCCTATTACCGATCATACTATTTTGGAACTGGTCGAAAGAAGTTTTCTGAATTGCTACCCAGGGCGGCATACAGACAAGGATACGCGGCGATAATGGCGTTACAGCCGGAACTTATGCTCGGAGTAAAGAAAGGGCTGACTCTCGGACTTAACCAGGAATGGCAGGAAGACCTGATACAAAGCGAGGGATTCTTGCAAAGACTCTTGAATAAAACCGCTGTAACCCGAGGAGTCAAGGATGTGATCATGACCCTCCGCCAGCATCAGGCCGACTTTCTTTTCGGCAAACTCGGAGCAGGATTGAAAGCTAAATCATTCCTAATTGAATACAGAAACGAGATGGTGCGTAACCCGGCGCAGGATCCAGAGGCCGTGGCGCAGAGAGTAGCACGGTTGATAAATGACGACTTCGGAGGCCTGCACCTTGGCCGGATGGGTCGGAATCCGACAACTCAACATATTTTTCGGTTAGTCGCATTGGCTCCCGACTGGACCGAAAGCAATATTTTGTCAATGATCAAAGTTGTAACCGGACCACTTTATAAATGGGAATCAGATAGTTCGATGGACCCGGTATCCGAGCGGGGACTTTATCAAAAGTTCTGGTTGAGGGTTCTTTTACGAGGATTCGCAGCGACGGCGTTATTGAATTTCGGTTTGGCCGGCGGGGATCTCGATAAGATGATGCGGCGCTATAGATTGGCCATGGATCAGGGCTGGAATAAAATGAGATGGGCGTCGCTAGATATAACCCCGATGTACCAGTTGTTCGGGGGAGAAGGACCGGAGAGAAAATATTTTTCACTGATCGGCCATTTTCGAGATCCTTTCAAATTCATGATAAACTTCCGTGAGGCGCTGAAAGCGAAGGCGTCGGTGATGGCTCGGACAGGGCTGGATTTTCTTAACATGGAAGATTGGGCCGGACGGAAGTTTACTACTTTCCAGGAATTGCTCGAAACCGGGCAAACAGTGAAATGGTTTGCCGAGAAACCTCATTCGTCCTGGGAACAGCTGCCGTCCTTTTTTCTGGCAGAGGCAACTAATATGCAGCCGATACAATTCCAGAATCTCTTGCACTTCATGAATGGCGAGATGGAGGGATTCGATGCGATTACAAACAGCATGGGCCTGGGCGTGACCACGACTTATAACCTTGGAAAAGAGGGTGTAAACCCCATGGGTAAACGGAGGAAGAAATGATAACTACCCTGACGAACAGAATTCAATACAACTGCGGAGGCGGAGTCGTTGACTTTGCGTTCCCGTATGAGTTTTTCAATACCGGCGACCTTGTGGTTGTGTATACGAACCTGTTGGGAGTAGACGCGGTACTTACCGAAACGACGCATTATGCTGTAACAGGACAGTCCGAAAATGGACGCTACGAAAGCGGCGGAACCGTGACAACTGTGGCCACCTATCTGACAGGCGAGAAAATCACGATCTACCGATCTGTCCCGATAACACAATTGATTGATTATACGGCTGCCGGGCAGTTCTCGGCGGAAACCCATGAAACGGGACTAGATAAAAATATCGTTATTCTACAACAACTCATGGATCTACTCACGCGATCACTAAAAATCCCAGCTACCGATCCTGTGACTCTGGACATGGAGATGCCTGGGAAGGCCGATAGATTGGGGAAATATCTTTACTTCGACGTTGTCACTGGTGAGCCAGTCATGGTCGATTCGCTAGATCTGACTTTGGTAACCGTTTCAGCTTTCATGCAGACGGTCCTTGCGGCTGCGGATGCAAACAAGGGCCTGGCGTTATTGGCACCCTCCAAGAACGTGACGGCTGATTATGTGATCCTGGACAACGATGGGTTCCGTGTCTTCTTTGTGGTGACCGGCGCAGGCGATTTAACGCTGACGTTGCCGACTCTAGTGGACAATCTGAACCGGGATATGATCTTCGTCTTTATCACTGACGGCGGAGGTAACATCATAATAGATGGAGAAGGGGCGGAGACAATCTTTGGTGCGACGACACAGATCATGTATAACGCCGGAGAGGTTATGAGAATTAAGGGGATGCCAACCGAGTGGAAAATCCTGCATAAAAGCCCAATTTTCTCAACCATTGATCCGACGACCGAAGGACAAACCGGGGATATCTGGTACAAGTATATACCATAAGGAGAAGGAATGGGATTTTTCAATAAAGTAAGCGGAGCATGGAAACCCATCATAGGAACCTATATTAAAATAGGCGGGGTGTGGAAATTGTTATCGGGTATTCAAATCAAAGTTGGGGGTGTCTGGAAATTGGTATTCCCACATACTCCGGTAACATATACCTGGACGGGCGCAGGAGATGCTGTTTCTTGGTCGGATACTATTAATTGGGATGTGGGCGGAAGTTACCCGTCTAAACCATGGCATAATGTGGTGATAGATGCAGGAAATGATGCAATTTCTTTAAATGCGGCGGCGTCTGTCGATGCAATCAGGGATCTAACTATTGCGGACGGTTCGGGTGGTAGTAATTTAACTTTAACTAAAAATCTTTCTGTTGTAGGAGATTGTATTTTTGGCGATGCGCTTTTTGGGAATACAGGAAGAATATATATTAACGGCAAAACATTGACCGTCTATGGAAATATCACTCTGCAAACAGGGGGTATAATCACTCTTGGAAGTAGCACCGGATTATTAAAAGTAGGAGGTAATTTCACACGAACAGGTGGAATTTTCACTCACAGTAATGGCACGATTGAGTTTTTTGGTTCATTTCTGTCGTCGATACCGCCCACCGGGGTTTTAATTTATAATTTTAAATGCATAGAACCGGGAAAGGAAATTAAATTCACCAACGGACAGACTATTCATATTGATGGAAAGTTGGAAATTCAGGGCGCGCCGGGTTTAGAGATTAAACTCCACAGTACAACGCCTGGCTCTATTTGGGGGATTCAAAATGACGGTAATATAGAGACTGTGGATTATGCCTCTGTAAAAGACAGCGATCCTGTTTTAGGAAATGATATAACCGCAACCCATAGTATTAATGAAGGAAATAATGACGATACGACATCACCGAAATGGATTTTTGTATGATTTATGAGAGTGACCGATGAGCATAACTGATACCGTAATCAGAGAAAGGTACAACTGCACCGGCGCGATAACAGACTTCGTGTTTGCTCATGCGGCTTTCGATGAGTCGGACCTCGAGGTCTGGCATCTGAGCGTCGCCGGGGTGATGACTCTCCTCACTTACGTCACACACTACACAATCACGCCTACGAACAACAGCATGAGAAACGGCTGTACTGTGACCACCGTGGCGACCTATCCTTTAGGGGATGTCCTTATGGTGATCCGGGCCGTACCGTATACGCAACCATCTTCCTGGGATGGCCTTTCGACGTTCTCGAAGGTGCAGATCGAGGCGGATCTGGACAGACTTGATATGCAGATTCAACAGCTTTCCGAAAGGCTGGAGAGATCCCTGACTTTGCATCCCTTATCGACAATTACCGATCTGATCCTGCCGGACCCGGAAGAGGGAAAGTTTCTCATCTGGAAAGCCGGGCAACTCACGAATAATCAGTATTTTGTCGGAGCATCCTATACAATTCTGGCATTCATGGAAGTGTTCCTAGAAACTGCAAACAAGGCGGCGGCCAGAGCAGCAATCGGAGCCATAGACGCCACATGGACCTTGGCCGGACTCGGAGAGAAAAACTTCAGCTCCCTGGATAACGACCTGGCGGCGCTGGCACCGGACGAGGCTGATGAGTTTCCTTTCTATGATATTACTGGTAGCGCCTGGAAAAAAGTGACCCGATCTAATCTGGTAATTCCGCCTTATGTGATGAACATCGGCACCGGCGATTGGCCTTACACGGCATCCTTAACAAGGCACTGGACGAATTTCTATGGTACGTCCGGCGCTTCGGATCGGGTATTCGATCTGCCGGCAGCGACGGGATCGGGCAAGGTGGCCGGGATATTCAAACCCGATTCCGGGGCTGGCGACGTGGACGTCACGCCGAACGGGACCGACAACATCAACGGCCTTAATGCCGTCTGGAAAATCAACGGCCAGTTTCAGTATGTGGTCCTCCAGGACCGGGCGGCTGGCGAATGGCATGTGCTTGATTGTCTCGGGACGCTGTTGGAGTTTACGAGTGCAGCAGACGTTGCTATTGGAAGTCCGCAAAGCGGTACATGGGCCAATCCCGCAAGTCATTCACTATCCATTACGCCGGGTTATTGGTTGGGAAAGTACAAAGTAACTGCTAATACTTCCGATGTAAGCTCAACTGTCCTAGGAATCTATGCAACTTTATCTACTGCCAATAATAGCGAGAGTGATGTTACGTGGTCAGAGGGAGGGATGACTGGTAATAGTCATGCCGCGGCAACACTGATAACCAGAATGACTTTTTTCGTGGAATTGCCTCTGTTGGTTGCAGTCACCACGACTTATTATCTCAACATAAAAGGCGCCAGTGATGCAGCAGGAGCCTTAACATCTTTGACTACTTATGGTGCTTCAGTGGGAGAAACTTTGATTTCAGCAAGGAGAATCGCATAATGGGCGGCATGAAGTATTACCAGATAGACGGTGTGCCGTTTGCTACGAATGCGGTTCCGCCGAAAGAAGCCGTGGAGATCGACAAGGTAGAGCATGACAGGCTGGCAAAGGCAAGCATTAAGCCTGAGCCGGTATTCGAGCCCGTTCCCGACCCACTTGAAGAAAGAGTGAAAAAGTTGGAAGATGAAATCACACTGTTGAAAGGTAGACGATAATGCCGAACGGACTAAAACAGGGACAAATGGTTGAGCGG